GTAGTTCTTTAGCTTTCTGTTGGGCTTCATCAAGTTTATTTAGCCTAAACTTTTCATCTATATCTTGTGTACAAGTAGGACATACCGTATTTTTACTGAAGAACTTATGTTCTTTCTTTACAGTTGATGCCTTGTTTGATATCTTTCCTTTTAGATTTCCTAACTCTTTAAGTTTCTTACTAGCACCTATAAATGTTTCTTGTTCTTTAGTTAATCCGTATATGTCATCTTGCAAGTTCTCTATTTTTGTAGTAAGAATACATATCTCATCGCTTAAACTATTTTGTTTTTTAATTTTGGATTCAATTCTTTCCTTACCTCTCTTCTCGACTTCTTCCATAAAGTTTTGCTGCATCTCTAATTTTTCCTTAAGAGATGTTTTCTTTAACTCTAGAGTTCTAACCTTATCTTTTTTCTCTCTTATCTTATCTTTGATAATATTATTCATCGCTGAGAATATTTTGATATCCAATAAATCTTCTATCACCTCTCTTCGATTTGATCCTGATAACTGCATAAATGGAACAAATGTACTACTACCTAGTATGACGATTTGTGTGAATGACTTATAATTCATCTTCACGACATTTTGTTCTAGCCATTTCTGTTGATCATTGGCAGCAGAAGATTGATTCATCATCTGTCCATTACGATGAATCTCAAATATATTTGGTTTGATACCTCTACGAATAAACCAATCAGTTGAACCAATTGTAAAGTCAAGTTCAACTAAACAGTCTTTTTCATTTGTAGCGTTTACAAGTTGAGATTTATTAATCTTACGAAATGGTTTATTAAACAGAACAAAAGTAAGTGCATCTAACATAGTAGACTTACCAGCACCATTTGTCCCAATAATAACTGTATTTGATTTTTTATTCAGATCAATCTCAGTCCACTGATTACCAGTAGACAGCAAATTACGCCATTTTATCTTTTTGAAACAAATCATTCTTTGGGGGAACCACGATATCGTCTGGTCTAATTATATTATACATGTAATCGTGAGTTTCGCAAGCCCTCATTGCAACGTAGTCATCAACTTCAATTACACTCATCTCTGGATGATCATCCTCAATTGATATTAACTCTGCATATCTATCAGCATCATCCTCTTCTTCAAACATTAAAAGAATTTTATCTCCATCATCATTCTCGATAGAGAAAGCACCTTCTTCTTCAAATCCTTTAACTGCTAAGATAAACATTACTCAACCTCACAGGCCTCCCGATAAACGTCTTGAAGTATTTCTGTAATCACAGATTTATCTAAGTCAACTTCAGACTCCTGTATATATCTATTTAACAAAGATATTGTATCTTCAGATTCGTCTGCTTCAAACTCTTCTCCCTCTGTAAAATCAAAGTTCTCAACAATCTTGAGTTCTGCTAGATTTGAGGAATATAATTTATCAATATACTTTTCAAACTGTTTAGGATCTGACTTCTTACGAACAATGACCTTAACTATCTTTTGATTATACTTAGTAATATCCAACATTTGATGTGGCGTATCTTCATAGTATAAATTATGAAATAGTTGATAAGGATTATTAACTGGAGTATGAACTAAAGTATCTGTATCGAATAAATGAAATCCACGTTTTCGATCATTAACATCATTCCAATACATCTCATATGGATTGCCTAAGTAAAACACATTTCCCTGATTTGATCTCATATGATAATGACCAGTAAATACTCGATCAAACTTATCAAAAACACCAGCGTCCATACCATGTTCCATATAATGTCCACGAGTTGCCATGAAACCATTTAATTCAAGATGACCCATCACACATGGAGAGTCACTTTCCTCTATCAATTGAAATGTTTTTTCTTGATTCTCAGGATTAATCCAAGGTACAAATAAAAAATTTGTTTTATCTATTCTAACTTCTTCTGCTTCTGGATATATTTTTACATTATCATACTCTCTTAAAAAAAGACCAACACCTGTTAGATCATTTGTATTCTTATAGTATGCAGTGTGATTACCTATAATTGTATGAACGGTAATTCCTAACTCTGCTAATCTATCATAATAATGATTCTTTGCCCATTCTAATGATACAAAATCAACACCTTTACGACTATCAAAAGTATCACCCATGTCAACAATAGTTGTGATACCCTCTTTAATCAAAGTTGGGAAGAATATATCTTCGTAAAATTTTAAAAAGTAATCGTGAAATAATTTAGAATTTTTCCTTGCGCCAAAATGTTGGTCTGTAATAATAGCGATCTTCACTGATAATTCATCCTTGTTTGCACTGAGTCTTTGATTTGATTATAATCAGAACTGGTGCCTGTCATATCACCATCAACAGTGAAGACTTCTTCATAACCAGATCTTTCAATAATTTTAGTTTTAATTTCTAATTGTTTCTTTTCTTTTTGTATTCTTCTAAGAAATGCATAATGTATAATTTGTGTAAAATAAGCAAATGGATTCTTAGATTTTTCTGGATTAAAGTTATTAATATATTGAACACAGTTTTCAATGCCATCACAAACCATATCATCTTTAAACATATAATTTACAAAGTTAGGTTTAAAGGATAAGTGAGTTGCAATCTTGAGAAAACATTCTCCAAGATAATTTGTGATACGAGGTTTTTCTTCACCTCTCTCTGCAGCCAAGGCAACTTTCTCCTTGTACTCTACGATAGCGGCGAGGAACTCTTTGTTATTTACATAGTGTTCCGATCTTTTTCTTGCCATGAAATGTTTTGATAGTGTTCATTCATAACATTATTATACACTATAATCAAACGCTTGACAATACCCTAAAAAACATGTACAATAACCTTTGTAGAGGTTCAGAGGAAAGGATTAGCTGTTATTAAAGATATTCTCTAGGCTCTTACGAGCATCTTTAACATTAGAAATATAACCCATCTGTTTTGTCATTTTTGGTTTTGATTTTTTGGTTGTAATTTCAGTTTCATAATATGCTTTTACAAATTTATTATAAGCTAAAATAACTTCTTTATCAGAAACCTCACATGTAGTAATAACATTACTCATCTCCACTATATATGTTCTTTCTCTACCTGTTTTAATCCAAGGTTCGATTTTAATAATACTAATTCCAGGCTTTCGAGAAAAGTCAGAGTTTGCGATTAGAGCTGGACAATCTAATGATATCACATCAAATTCTGGAGAGGGTTCGATCTTTGCAATAACTTCTTCTCCTGTATTGAGTTTTATAACTGCTAGAAATTTATTTGACATTTTTTTAAAGGTATTGTAAGCATCTCATAATTAAAGTTTTCTTCATTATAAATTTTAACTCTTTCCATCATGTGATTTAAAGTATAGTTTTTTGAGGAACCGTATGTAATATCATCGGCAATATCAAACAGAGTTGCCTTTATCTTGTTGTCTCCCTTTCTTAAAACTCTACCTATGCTTTGTAAGTTTCGTATTTTTGATTTGTTTGGCGATGCGAATATGACGTTATGAAGATTCTTAATGTTAATTCCTGTTGAGAAGGTGCCGTATGAGGCAATAATAATTGCATTGTCTTCTTTTTCTGTGATTGTGCGAACTTCCTCTCGATCCTCAGTATCAACGCCTCCGTGAACAAAGAAACATTTTCTGTTTTCTTCCTTACTCTTATTTATGAGATCAAAGAGAGGAAGTCCATGTGCCTCAACTCTTGTATATAATATGAGTGTATTTCCTTTTTGATCAAGAGTTAAGTTCTTAATAAAGTTATTTCTCTGTGTATGTGTGATTAAATATTGTATTTCATCTTCGTAGTTTTCAAACTTTCTTGCTGGATGTTTGAGTGTTAAAACTTTGATATTTAATTTTGACAGATATCCTTTCTTCATTAATTCATCTGTACGAATAATTTTATAAGTCGGGCCAAATAATCCTTCTAATACCCACTTGTGTGTTTGTGTTCCATCAAGTGTTCCTGTAAAACCATATCGATATTTACAATCAAGCATCTTTGTCATGATACTAACTAGAGATTTTGATTTAAATAGATGTGCTTCATCACCAATCACCACATCAAAGTTATTAAAATACTTTCTGTCGAGTTTGTAGATTGATTGCCATGTAGTGATTATAACATTGTCATCGCTAATTTTATCTCTTCCAGCATAGACACGGTGACAATATTTCTTAACATCCCAGCCATAATCTTCAAAGTCTTTATACATCTGTTCGACAAGAGACGTAGTTGGAACTACAATTAATATCTTTCGTTTATTTTCGACATGATATCTTGTGATGGCGTATATCATTAATGACTTACCAGATGCAGTCGGTGATAGTAATAACTTACGATTATGTCTCAGTGCATCATGAATACCCATGATTTGATATGGTCTCGGTTTGTGTTTTGATATACTCTTTACATAATCGGTCACACCCTCTGGCGATATCATTTCATTCTCTTCAAGTGGCAAACCATAGAATTTACTACCTTCAAACTCATAAGTATAATCTTTACGATTGCAGAATGAAATAACTCGATCTACAAGACCAACATAAAGTTCATTTCTTCTCATGTCAAAAAGTCTTATCTTTCCATCCCAATATTTGTTACGATATTGTGGCATAAACTTTGCGCCAGGAACTTCAAATGTAAAATAATCTGAAAGTTCATGATACACATATTGTTCAGAGTCTATGGTAACAAAGACCTCGTTTTTCTTTTTAATAATTAAGTGGGTCATGTAAATCCAGCTTGGAATTTATGCCATTCAATTGAATTTTTAATTTGA